GTCAATCCGACAAGAGGTGGCGTCAACAAACTGCGCGGCATGGTCGACAACCTCAACGACCAGATTAAAGACAAGATCGCCACATCGGGCGCGCAGATCGACAAGGAAAAGGTAATCGGTCGCTTGGCCGACGTCCGAGCTAAGTTCGGCAATCAGGTCAGCCCCACCTCCGATCTGAACGCGATCAGGGCAGCGGCAGATGACTTCGTGAGCCACCCGAACCTGCCTGGCGCGCAAATCCCGGTGCAGGCTGCGCAGGATCTGAAAACAGGAACCTACCGCGTGCTGGCGAAGAAATACGGGCAGATGGGTAATGCAGACGTCGAAGCACAGAAAGCCCTGGCGCGCGGCCTTAAAGAAGAGATCGCAGAAGCGGTGCCAGGGATTGGTGGCCTCAACGCGGAGGAATCGAAGCTGCTCGCCACACTGGGAGTCGCTGAGCGTCGCGCGCTGATGGAGCTGAATAAGAACCCGATGGGCCTCGCGGCCCTGGCGCAGAACCCGACGTCATGGGCAATGTTCATGGCCGACAAGAGCGCGCTGTTCAAGTCGGTCACGGCGCGCATGCTCAACGCTTCAGCGGAGGGGGCGCGGAAAACTGTGCCGAGGCTGGAGGGCGCGCTGGGCAACCCGCTGCTGCGCTCAACAGTGCCGGCTACTTACCCGAGCCGCGAATGAAGCCGTAAATGACCGCCAGCACGAAAAAGAAGACCAGCTTCGCGATGAGGTAGGTGATGTGATCCATGGTTTCCCCTAGTTGAGCAGCAATTATATATCTACCAACGACCCGCCCAAGCGCGGGTCTTTTTTTACCCTGAAAGGCAACAATGGACCAGACAACAATCAACCTCATCGGTGGCGCCATCATGGCCGGACTCGGGTGGTTTGCCCGCACCATGTGGGACAAACAAGAGGCCCACAGCAAGGAGCTTGCCGATTTTCGGGTTCTGGTTGCTGGCGAGTACGTGTCAAATCATCGACTCAACCATGTGCTGGTCGAGCTGAAAGAAGACCTGCGCTACATTCGTGCGCGCCTGGACGAAACGCCCCAGCGCCGGCAATCGGACCAGCCATGACGCCCCAGCGCCTGCTCACCACCGCGATTGCGCCCGCGTTGGCTGAGCTTTCCTCCTTCGGCATTGCCGACTCCGTGGATGCCCGCCGCTTCCTGCTCGCTATCGCACTACAGGAATCCGGCCTCAAGAACCGGCGCCAGGTCGATGCGGGCGGCGAAGAAAGCGGCCCGGCCACCTCCTACTGGCAGTTCGAGAAGACTGGCGGATGTCGCGGCGTCCTGCACCACAAGCTGGTCGCCCGGCACATGCGCATGATCTGCGACGCCTACAACGTGGAGCCGCTTGAACAGGCGCTGTGGGAGGCAATGCGGTACCAGGACATCGTCGCCGCGGCCGCCGCGCGCCTGCTGATCTACTCGCTGCCAGGCACTCTGCCGACCACAGCCGCCCAGGGCTGGGAGCAATACCTTTCGGCGTGGCGCCCTGGTAAGCCACACCCGGAAACCTGGTCGGGGCACTGGGCCACGGCCACCACCATCACAGGAGCCAAGAAATGAAAACCGTACTCGCCACCCTGGCAGTGATCACCCTCGCCGGCTGCGGCAGCCTGAACCAGGTCGTCAGCGCGTACGGCGCGGCCGCCGTCGAGAGCGCAAAGGGCGCCAACGACAACCTGATTGCCGGCTGGACCACCACGGCCTGCGCCACGCCGATCAGCGCCGCGCTGCGCAACCCGCACATTATCCAGGCCCTGCGCGCGCTCTGCCTGCCGGCCACCGAGGTATCGCCGTCGTTCCTGCTCGACCAGATGGAGAGCCAGCAAATCCGCCAGGTGTCGCCGTGAGCCACTTCCTCTCAAGGCTGTGCATGGAGGCGGTGGATGACGTCGACTCTGGCCGGTGGCGCCTGACCCAGCCGCTGGAGTACGCCTCCGATATCGGCAAGGCCGTGATCATTGTGCCGACCGGCTTCGAGACCGATCTGGCCAGCACGCCGCGGCTGCCGGTGATCTACTGGCTGGCCGGGAACATCGCAACCAGCGCCGCCGTGGTGCACGACTTCCTGTACAGCGATGGCCGGTACCCGCGCGACGTGGCCGACGCCATCTTCCGCGAGGCGTCCGCAGTCATTGGGGTGTCTGGCTGGCGGCGCTGGATCATGTGGGCGGGGGTGCGCCTGGGCGGCGGCGCGCATTACGTGGCCGTCTAAAACTGGTGGCGCTGCTCCGGTGGCGCCGTCAATACCCGCGCTGCAACCTCGTACGGAATGTTGCGCAGGCGCATGAACGTGTGCGCCGTCTGCGTGTCGAACGCCCGCTGCATGGCGAGCGCTTCCTTGATCTGCTGTGCCGTTTGGCTGTCTGCTCGTGGTGGGTGATCGTGCATCGTGACCTCCAGTCGAAGGCCACTTTATAGCATGGGAACAGCTGGTGCACGGTTGAGTTGGCAAAGCTGGCTGCTTTAAAGGTGAGGGAGCGATTTAGCAGAATCGCCCCCTCGGTACGGCCAGTGCGCTCTTGGAAAGCGTACTCACATCATAACTCGATTGGCCGGACTAGCTTTGACGCAAAATAAATCTTAACCATGGTTGGCCGCCGCCTTTTCGAAGTGAGAAAGTGCCATTTCGCAATATCGGCGAAGCGCGTCGATATCTTCATATCCACAAATGACGAACTCTGCTCTAGGGAATAAATTAAGAAAATCGTCTCGAACCGTTATCTGCAAATTCGGCTGATTATCATCCGGGAAATATCGAACTTGGACCTCGGGGGCACTATCTGAGGCGTCATGCTCGACGAAGGTCCCGTCAGCCTCGTCCTTCGTAACCGTGTAGTTGTCCAAAAGGATCACCAGTTTTGCCATCACGTCTCCAATAAGTTGCTAGTTTTATCTCGTCAGTCTACAGCGACAAGACTTGTGTTGCGAGTGCCAAATGACGGTTTTATGACAGTCGAGCCGCTGAAACCCGCCTTAGCGCTCGTTATACGCGGGTTCGATTCCCGCCGCCTCCACCACCGAATCGTTATAAATCAAAGACTTACAAACTGAGGATGGCATTATTTTGGGGCTGTTTAGGGTGTTTCAGGGCCGAAATGACAGTTTTATGACAGTCTCGTCACCCGGTCTTTATCTCTCCATAAATCGCCTCAGCCCGACTGCCGGCCAGCTTGTCGGCGTCCGGCATCCACTTGCCGTATCGTCTGGCGATCATCGTCCAATCGGTATGCCCCATCTGCTTGGCTACCCACATCGGGTGTTCTCCCGCGCTGAGCATCATGCTTGCATAGGTGTGCCGCGTCTGGTACGGGTACCGGTATCTTACTCCTGCTTTTTTGAGCACATGCTGCCACATTGTCTTCCGGATAGGCTGGTCGCCGGCCCAACGCTCGAGCGTTTGCGGGTTCTGGAAGACCTCGCACCCCTTTAGGAAAGTCAGGCGCTTTTGATCTTGCAGCGCGGCAAGTGCCCCTCCAAGCAGCTTCACTTGGCGCCGGCCCGCCGTGGTCTTTGGGGCCTCGGCATTTTTTGCCTGCTGGGTGATGGCCTTCGTGATGAACACCGTTCCGCGCACAAAATCGATGTCGGTCCAATCGAGCGCGACGAGCTCCGATGTGCGCAGCCCGGTCCACAGTGCGAACTGGATAAGGTTCTTCGCTTGGCCAGCCGCGGCGCCAAGTATCGATTCCTGTTCTTCGCGGCTGAACGGGTCGATATCGTCGACCTCCTTCGGTGGCCCCATCTTGGAGTAGGCCCAGCCGACCAGGGGATTGGCTTCGATCAACTCATCCTCCAGCGCATCTGACAGTGCCGCGCGCAGCACGCTTTGAATGTTGCCAAGCGTTTTATTCCCGACTTCCAGCTGCTCTAATTTCTCGCGCACATCCTTTTTCTTGATGCTGGAAAGAGCGGAATCGGCGAACCATGGGAGTAAATACCCGTTCACGATCTTGCGATAGCCATTATACGAACTCGCCTTCAACTGGCTTTTCTGGCGATCCAGCCACTTATCCAGATAGTCTCCCGCCTTGATGATCTCGCCTTGTTTGACTACGAATTTCCCCGCGTTCTTCGAGCCTGGAAACGTGGTCGCGTAGTCAAACGTCCCTTCCGCGATGGCGTGCAGCACGGCGCCTCGGTGCTGCTCTGCTCGTTTCAGGTTAGCGGGAGTGGGCTTGAGGGCAAGCCTTTCCCGACACCGGACGCCGTTATACATGAAGGTGATCTCGATACTGACTTCCGATGCACCTTTAACACCCCTACCGTCTCTACCCAC